ACTATACCATTTTTTAGGTTTTCGTCGCAACCGTAGCCATAAAGTAATCCGGAGTCAGTTTTTAATACTTGAGACAGTGCGCCGTGGATATTGACTTTGATACCTCTGCCCATAGCAAACCCTAACCAACACTCCAATCCGCCCTTTTCCTCTCTGTACTCCGATCCGTAGGACATGTTTATTCCGTATAAATCAATTTGTTTGACTCCGGTGTACACCGCGTAGGCAACCATGTAGCAAATGGTGTTACTAAAATAAGTTATCCCGAATTTATCCACAATCTCTCTAAGAGGAAATTTAACACTTGTCGGCCATTCTTTATAAACTCTGGGGAGAAATATCGGAATGTTGCGCTGGCCAACTTCATGCCTGACTACCGCAAGCATGGCTTGATTGGCAAAAAACTTTGCTTTACTCATTCCTGACCGTCTTTTTTCAAACAATTCCAGGGGATCGGCGCCAAAAGCCATATCAATCCGGCTGTGAAACGCCTGGACTGCCGAAAAACACGCCCAAACTTTATGAGTCCATATTTTTCTGGGGTAATGTTCTCCACCTGTACCACGACCTAAAATAACGACTTTTCCGAACATGAAATAATTATATCACAACTATGAAACCATCAGGCGCTTTCGATCATTCCATCCGAAGAAAGTGGACGATAAAAGCAATAATAATCAATCACTCCAGCCGTAATATTGGCCACCCCGACAGTTTGTTTTATATCAAGTCCGCCACCTATTATATGGATCTGTGGAGTTCTGGCTTCCGCAAGTGTTGGAGTGGCATCATTCCATCCTTCATTAACGACAAGATCAGTTGCAGTAGTTGCGGCAAGTAAAGATGCTGTTGCACCCGTTACTCCGACCTCAATAGTAGCCGTCGCGCCAACTAAAGTAGTTTTACAAACCGCGACAATCATAACCTGAACATCACCGGTAACTGTAAAAAGAGTGGCTGGATTGCCCGTTCCGTCAAAATCGCCTGGATCATTTACAGTCCCACCGGCAAGGGTCATCGTTTTTGAAACCTTAAATGGAAGTAACCCGTAAAGAGGTCTGCCATTTCCGTCTAAGTCAATAAGAGCGTCAAATACAGCCATATTATGCTGCTAAACCATAAACAAAATATGCTTCAGAAGCTGAAGTTACGTTGGTAATGGTTACTAGAAACTGACGGATTACATTCTGAGCAACAGTTAAAGTTCCATCAGCAGTTCCCCCTGATCCTGCGGCAACTGTAATCGTAAAAGCACCAGCTGACTTATTGTTTATGAAGAATAAGAAGCTATCGCCAACTCTGGCATTAGCAATACCGGCAACTAAAAGGGCGGCTGTAGGTAAAGTGTAAGTAGCTGCCGCGGTGGGTGTTCCGTCAATGACTTTCTGGATAAGCTGGGCAATAGTAAGCGTGGCTGTATCGGTAACCGCCACCTGCGCCATTTCCTCAACAAAAGGTTGATTTGTGCCAATAACGCCAGTCCCTTTGGCATTGAGGCGTAAACTAACATTGGTATCACCACCCGTAGCTTCTGTAGAAGGCGCTGAACCTGCTTCAGCATTATTAAACCTAATCCAATTAACGCCCCTTGTAACCTGTACAAAAATATCTCTTAAAAACTTTTCAAGCGAAAAGTTGCCGTGTGTTATTTCTGAATTTAATTGTGGGTATGCCATTTTTTCCTTTCCTAACCTAACCGATCATAATTGATAATTTTAGCCAATCGCAATCCAGCTGATTTGCTCACTGGTAACATTGACATCAGTGTCTAAGCCAACTGTAAATCCACTGGCGGCAACAGTAATGCCCAGTGATGTTCCAAGTGACCTAGTTCCGGCGGCCAGTTGTTTAATGCTGGCGTCGTCTGCCATGCCCTCAAACCATTCCAGGGAGTCCCTAGAGGTTACATTTTGGACACGGACGTAGCGTGCCTTAAATCCGGTAGTAATCGTATAGGCCGCGGCTGTGCCGGTATCAATATACCTGCCGACGGCGACATTGGTTACACTAGCAGGGTGTTGAGATTGAGTTGATGTGATAGCCATAAATTATCTCCTTATTTTATTTAACTTGATACCGCGTGTCTTACGACAACCAAGAAATTGTTATTTAAGATCTTGGCAACGTAGGTGGCTTTCCAGCCAGAGGTTGCGCGCTGTTCCAAAGGATCAGCGGTTCCGGCGGAACCAAGCGGTTTGACGATATTTTTCAAAGCATTACCGGCAATCCTAGTTTGCGCATAAGCGTTTTTACCGAAGATCAGCGTGTAATACACGTCAATCGAGCCTGAACCGACGCCAGAGTTGACGTAGGCGTTGGTTGTTTCAATAAACCGGACGTTGCCGACTGAACCAACTTCGCGATCCATAACGTCAGATTTGTTGGCATATTTTTCAACAGGCACCCAACCGGTAGCGTCGTCCAAATCGTAAGTGGTGCTAGGATCAATAATACCGATATAAGAAGCACCAAGGGGTGTGGTGTTGTATCCGGTTGAGGGATCAATCCTGCTAGTCATTGGCAAAGCGTCATTACCTTTTAAGGTTCTGACGGCTTCTTTGACTTCAGCACGATCCAATTTCATTGCTGAAGTGATCGTGGCATTACTGGTAGCTGTCGAAGCATACTGGATCGTGGTGCCGGCGATTAAAACATTGCGACAAAGCTGATCCAAAGTATTTCCGGCCTGTTCGCCTAAAACTTCTGCTGTTTCAGTCAAAATTGGATCAATCGTTTCCATGCTGACTACATCAGTCAAGGTAACATAGTCTCCATATTGATCGACTTGGGCGGTAACGTCAGTGATTGATAACTGCGAACCGGACGGAGTAACACCGTCAGATAAAGCAGTAGTGGCCGCGGTTAATGAACCATACCGGCGAAATTTAATTGTATCGGTACCGGAGTTGGCCGGAATGTCGCGGACTTGAGCGAATTTGTTGTGGGCGAAGTAAGGAACTGCCCTGGTCAAAAGGGTTCTGTCGTAAAAGTTATTGATTTCTGCTGTTATGATCGTGCGATCTGTGTTTGCCATGTATGTCTCCTTTATTTAATAAAAAAAGGTGCCAGACTCTTCGTCTAAGCACCTCGGTTTTTCCGTCAGTGTTAATTTATACAATTATCATTATCTAAAAGTAAAATAACATTGTCAAGTGGCAATTATAATCTACTTCTGACAACCACTCTTTCGCCTGTTACTTTATCGGTAATAGTCCGATCAACTAAAAATTCCTCGCCGGCATTTTGAGTCTTCTCGATTGATTGGGACAACTCTTCAACCACCTGCTCCGGCAAGTTCACGAATACCCCTTTGGGAATTAAAGTCTTAAATCCATTCAGGGTAACAGTCTCGACGGCGCCGCGGATATACTTTTGGACAACGTAGCCGTCCTTGCCAACATATTCTTCAACAACGCCAACTTTTTCTTTACCGGATAAGGGTAAGAAAAACCTAATTTTAGGCTGTTTAGATAAAATATCCCTCATTACTTTGGCCTTGCTTAACCAGTGCTTATTTACCATTGCGTCTTCTTTGGGATTTGGTTTATCCGGAACCGGAGTCACCGGCGCGTCAGGACTATCAAGATCCGGTTCATTAGGTCGTTTCTTAGCCAACCGGTCAATCATCACCAAAAACTGCTTTTTGGTAGTGAAAACGGCGGCGTCCTCTTTGGACATGCCCGACTCGATTGCTTTTTCTTTGAGCTGGCTTAATGATAATTCTTCTAATTTGACTTCTGGTGTTGGTTCAGTCATGTTTTACTCCTTTTTTATTATATTGCCTTTCGGCGTCTTTTTCCAGTTTGTCTAAATCGGTGGTGCCATTGACTATTTTTTGTAAAGACAGTTTCATTTGGTCAGCGGTCATTTTGGCTAGATCGGCAATCTGATTATTAGTCATTTTCTTTTTCTCAACGATAATATAACCGGTATAGGTTTTTTTATCTATCTGGACTGCCCAACCGACTTTTTTAATCATGCTTGGCCTTTGGCTTTGTTAATGTGTTGATCCATTTCACCAATCGGAACATTTGCCCAATCGGTCTTAGGTGCCGGCGTACGTGACGTGGAACCGCCACCCTTGGTTTCGTTGGCTTTTTTCTGGGCTTCACGTTCTTTCTGGGCGCCGATTTTCATTAAATCGTTTCTGCCCAGGTAAGCGAACACCGCTTCTGCCGGAACATTCTGCCATGCCTGACTAGCCATGTACTTTAAGGCTACCGCGCGGTATTTAGTGAATGAGGGATTGCTGGCAAGATAGCCGTCAACTTCTCTTTCATCTGTCATTTGGCGCTGAACTTTGCGAAGATCGGCGGTTTTTTTATCAACTACTTTACTGATGTTCTTTTCTTCTTCCGGATCAATTTCGTCGTTCGGGTCAGGATCGGCCTTTTTAGTCTTTTTAATTTTGAACCGGCTTGGAACTTCAATATCTTTGGGATCAATCGGGATATTGTCTTCTTTAATACCAAACTTTTCTCTCTGTTCGTCGGTTAATTCTTCCTGGTGATCTTGAAGAAACTGTTTTTGAGTGTCGTCTAATTTATCCGCTTCTAATCCCACCACCTCGTCGAGAACAAGATCGCCACCAGAACCAGGATCAGCATTAGGATTGGGATTTGTTGGGTTGGCATTTGGATCTTCTGACATAATCGGTATTTCCGTTAGTTAATAATAGAACCTATTTAATCTATTTGTCAAGTTTAGACGGCTTGACGGTATCGTAAGGATCAACAGAGGGAACTTCGGTTTCGGTATCTTCCAATTTCTTAATCATTGTTTCCGGATCCCTCATACACTCTTCGTAGGCTTTTAATTTCTCACGCTTTTTATCCAATTCTTTTTCGTCAACTCCGCCCTCTAAAATCTGCTGTTTGAGAATATCAATGTTGGCCTGGATTATCGCTTCGTGAAGTTTCCAGCCGGCGCTTTTTATCAGCGTAGTGAAGCTGGATATTGCCAGTTTTCTTTTGTCTAATGTGTCGAATAAATCTTCTCTCATGCTGTTTTACTCGGCGCTATTGGCTTAGTCGCCATATTAGTTGGTGTAAGTTTTTCCGTTCCTGCCGGTTGAAACGTCGCCGCTTCCGGCTCCTGGGGAAATAACTCCGGTTTGGCTTTTTTAAGACTTAACGCGCGTTTGTGGGTTTCGACGTGGACTGCCTTTGCCGGTGTGTCTGCGGCCTTACTATGGATTTCCAGGTGGACATTGTGATCGTCTTCGGTCAGTACCGGCACCAATTCATTCCGGTTAATAAACACGTTTTGATCTTCGGCAATACGTTCGTCAATCGTCGCTGGAAACAATCTTTCGATCTCGTCTTTCTTCATGCCGTTTAATTTACCCAGGGTTTTCAAGCCATAGCGCCGGTTCGACGTCGGATCTTGAAGCGCCAGGGATAGGTAAGAAGTCATTGACTGTCTCTCTTCCATCATTTTGGCGCGGCTTAGGATCTGGCTTTCGATTTTAATATCCGGATCCAGATGTTTTGGGATAAGATTTTCTTTAGTAAAAGGCCGGAATTTAGCCCCAAAAGCACTGACAATCCGTACCATTTTTTCGTCAATGTCTTCGGCAAAGTTTTCTTTATAGCTCCAATAATACTGTTGCCAGAACGCTCTTTCGCTCCAACCAAAGACTTTCGCGGCCAGAGAGTATCTGGTATCGACATTACCAGCGATCAAGTTAGTTTCACCAAGCGTCCTGTCTTTTTCAGACTGGATACCTTGCTGAATATCAGGGGTGGCCGTGGCTTTTTGGGCAGAAATATCAAGCGAAGTGTAAATAAAGTTCAATAGTGGCATGTTCGGCATGGCTTTCCTAAGCGGTAAGATCGATTCGCCCACCGGTTTGCCTTGCGCATCCATTGGAATAAACTTATTGAAGTTGAAGTCTAAATCATGCCGGTTGGTGATCCTATTCGAGTCGTAAATATACATAGGATAAAGATCGGCTTTCATTGCCCTTAACCCTAGATTTTGGGCCACGGCGCGCGCTCTCTGTTTATCTTCGGTTAAATCGGGGATTGAGGTTCCGTCCCAATCGTGTGATGTCGGGTAAAGAGGTCGATCAACCATTTTCCAGTTGTCATCGCCTAAAATCTGGACGCCGATAACCTTTTTCATTTGATTAGCCAGCCACACTCTGACTTTTTGTACCTTGCCGTCAATCTTGTACCAAGTGTGCCACCGGACAATATCATATTCGGCGTTGGCGCCTAAATTTTCTTCACCTAACATTTTCTGCGTCTGTCTGCCTTGCGCCTGATCCCTAGCCTCGGTTGCGTCGCTTAATAAAGATTTGGTCATGGTTCCGAATTTTAGTTGGTCCATAGTAAAGCTCTCGACTTTGTGTTCCGACTCTTCAATCGCTTGCTTGGTCATTTTGGTTTCCCAACCAAACCACCTGGCCGCGCCGGAGCCTAGTTTATTACCATTAAACGACACGGCTCTTGGATCTCTTAATAGAATAATCGGATCAACAACCTCTCCTACAGGCAGGAAAATGTTTTTATCCGGATCGCGAAGATAAGTGTGGCAGTCCAAAATGCCTCTGCCGAAGAACAAGGTATCCCAATCCCAATAATAATCAGTTTCGTCTTTGCCCATGTCTTCGTAGTCATATTCGGCCATTGCGTTTAGATTTTCTGCCTGTTCGTCGTCGCCCTCTTCCCTGCCGCCGAAATTAACCATCAACCTGTCAACATAGAGTGAAGCCAGCACAGTTTGTAGGATTGTGAACATGGTGGTATCTCCCACCGCTTCTTTGTCGCGCTTCTGGTTATTGTAGAGTTTCAACCGGACAGCCCATTCGTCTTTCTTATCCTTTTGGTGAAGCCAAGACAGGTTATATTCCGCTTCGCACTGCTTCGCTAAATCAGCGTACGGATCGCCTACCCCTTGAGCCATAGTTGGAGCAGTGGGTTTATCACTCATAACCTTTTTTGGCTTTCATTTCTTCTTCTGACGCCGTGGTGTCTTTAACTTTATGGATCCGGAAATTGGCTTCAATCGGTTTTCCGGTCTGATACTCGTCCTTACTCATGCTGACTTGTTCCACTTCGATTTCCAGTTTGTATTTCCTACCCACCTGCCAATTCTTAATTGCCGGCAAGTCCTTTTCATTTAGACTAAAAGACGGCAACATCATGGTACCGCCCACCATTGGCATATCCATTGGCCGTTTGAGAGTCCTCATTTTATCCATTTTTCTTCCCTTTCAAGACTTTTTTATAAGCGTGTTCTTCGCCATTATGCCATTTTCCGGCCTGATCCTTACACATTTTCATATACTTATCCTTACCCAACCGCTTGGTGATTACTTTTCCGCCGTCATTGACGCATTTCATGAAGTCTGCTGGCATATGATTAAGTTTAGTCGCTCTTGGGTTTCTTGTCAAAGTTTTTTTCGACCCCCCTCAAACTGTTTAACGATAGCCTTGACCTCTTTGGGTGTTTTTGTTCCCAAGTGAAGATCAACCGTGGTGGTGGCGCCAACCAACGTCAGCGCGGCAGACTGGTTCATTTCGTTTTCCGTCAACTCTTTCTGGCCTTTCCGCGGCGTAATCACATGGTAGCCGAAATAAAGATTGCCAAAAATGATCGCAAACCACTGGAAAATCTGCTTATCAACCATCAATAGGTAGATCGGACACTTTCGATAGTAAAGGACTTTCATGGTTTTGACTCGTTCAACCTTTTTGCTTTTCTTGAATAAATTAACTTTCATTAACTCTCACCCCCTGACCAAGTAATTTGCTAATTTTAGTTTCCACTCTGACCAATTTGCCGTCGATCTTAAATATACTGACTTCGCCATAGAACACTTTTCTAAGGCTGGTTAATAACTCCATTTCCGTTGTCGAAATCTCGACTGTTACCATTTTCTCCGGTACGTACGGTGTGTAGTTCATAATCCTGGGTACGGATCCAGGGAGCTGGAGCCGACGGTGGCTGATGGTTGATAGGGATCATCTCTTGGCGGCGCAGTCTGTGGTGAAGACTGTTCCTCTCTGTAAGCTGGTGGTAAGTCTTGTCTGGCAAATGTTAAGGCTAAAGCGTCGGCCACGTCCGGACTATCAATACCATCACGTAGCATTTCTTCTTTACTCATTATTTTAATCTTACCCGAACTGTCGGCCACCTTATACTTAACCTGGTTTAACTGGAACCAATCGCTGTCACGCTTGAGTTTGTGGCCGGCCAGGATCCATTCTCTCGCTCGCCAGTACATTTCTGCCCTTAGATTGCTGAACCGGTCACTATACCCTGCCGTGTCGCCGGCGCTGACGCCCTGGGTTGTGCTTCGGTTCTCTTTCAACCGGTCATAGGTGCCTTTACCTATTCCCACCCGATCCACGAACACGTCTTCCCCTCGGATATGCCTATTGTCGCACTCATTGACGATCTGGCCGACGAACTTCATGGTGTCGGGTTCGTGGTGCTTATAGATCTTTTGAGCCATATTGTAGGCGCGCAGGACGATCACGCTGTAGTTTCTGCCGCCGCCGGCGACGTCACAACCTAACCTATGGCCGCCAAACGGTATGTCTTCGTCCACAAACGCGCGCTCGATCTCTTTTTCAGACAGGAGAGGCAACCAGCCTTGGTTATCCATCATGTCTTCTTCGGGAAATTTACATTCGTATAAAATATCAAACAACGCTTCTTCCCTCATTTCGCTGATATAGTCTTCCGTGTACCTGCCCTCTTCAATTCCCTGTCTGTAGTCAATGAAAACCTTATAATACCGGTCACTCCGCCACGTTCTCAAGAAATGATTGCGGTGGAATGGGTTGCCGATCTTACATAAGAAGTTATCCGGCTTGTCGCCTAACATACGCATTACTGTCGCTTGGAGCTTGTCGGGAACCAGCGCGGACTCGTCTTCAACCACATTTGGCGATCCAAAGCCCATCAGCGACGTGCTGACATCGGTTTTCTTGCTGGCGTCTGCTGAATACACCCGAACTTCACCGCCGCGGCGATAGCTCAACCTATCCTGGCTTTTACGCATCTTCAGTTTATCTAAAGACAATTCGGTTTGAAGCTGGCTCCGGATCAACGGACACTCAAGGGAAAACATAATCACGTACTCCATGATGATCCTGGCTTTTTCTTTGGTGCCAGCCACGATTGCCCACTTCTCCGGCTTTAATGACGCCCTGATAGCAATGGCGGCGCCGACAGCCAGTGATTTACCGTATCGGGTGGCGGCAATAATCTCAATTCTTTTCAATTCCTGTCTGTCAATCCGCGGTGATCGCCGGTGGAGAATAATATCAATAATAATTATCTGCCCTGGCTTCCAGTCGATCAGCTTGCCGGTGTCGTCTTTCAACTGATAATCGGTAAGGATTTTAATTGTGTTTTCTCTGACTCCTGGCGGAATGACGGTTATCATGGCAACCTCGCGCTTTGCTTATCTAAATACTGTTCCAGCCTGGGATCAATGCCGTGTTCTACTTTGGCGGCAGCATAGTCACCCTTGAGTTTATAGTACATGTCGATTGCCACGTTTTTAGCGCTCAAGCTCTTGGTCTGCTTGATATTCTTAAAATGTTCGAGGTGGACTTCGTTTTCGACGTAGCCTTTTTCGGCCAAAAGCATGTCAATATAGGCTCTGACTTGAAGTTTCCTGTATTTTTGTAATCCAAGTGCGCCGGCGGCGGCTTCCGCTTTGCGCCGTTTGATTTTATCGTTCTCGTTTAGTTGCTCCCACGGTATTGCGCAGAGTTGTTTATTGGTGATTTCGTACGCTTCCAATGCCGCTATGGTCTGGTTTCCAGCCGTTTCCAAGTAAATTCGAGCAAACATTTGTTCTTTAGCTGTCAGGGAGTATTGATTACCGTCTAATGCTTTGAAAGTAACTGGAACTAAATAACCGCCGGTATTTCCGTTGGGCATATCCTTTAATGATAGCACAAATCGCAATCGTCAATCTGATTGAAGCCTAGTTACTGCCTAGCGGTTTATGGTTTATTTAATAATACCGGTCAAGCCGGCTAACTCAAACCTGCTTATTGTTGGCTTCTGGGAATTACATAAGACCAGTGAATCAAGTCTTCATCTTTTCCCAAGCAACCCTGGACAAACTTTATCCATTGGAATTTGGGATTTTCGCCAAACTCAACGCAGAGGTCAATTATCAAATCAAGAATAATATCCCTTTGGTCTCTGTTTTCGGCTTCAATCCATTTCCCTCTAATAACTGATTGGATTAGTTCATAGTCTTTTTTAGTCATACCTAGCTCGCTTTCTGCTAGGCAGTAATTAAACTTCAATCTTTTGTTGTCAAAGAGCTAACTAACTACCTCTATTATACCATGCTTGTCAAGTATCTGTCAAAGTAGGGGTGCGATTTAATTACTAATTATCTAATAATTTCTACTAATTTAGTAATTCCAGTAAAAAGGCCAGCACTTTCGTTACCGGCCTTTTCAGGCTCACTCGTCTAACCTTGTGGGATAAACCAATTAGCATGAGCCAATTTTATCATGTCCGGCTTCACCAAATCACCTGTGGCGCGTTTTTATTGTGTCAAGGTACATTGATCTACCCCCCTTTAACAGAGGTGGACGACTTTTAATCCAACACGCATTTGAATATTGGCCGCGGCGTTTCTTTTGGATTGTCCGGATCGGTCTGACTCCAATAACTATAACCGTCGTGCTGACCGCAAACTTCGTCCATAGTTAAGGTCAAATTGTCTTGGTAAGTTTTATCCCAGGATTTATAAAGCGCTTTGGCAATAAACCAAACAAAGATTACTGACACTACCAACCAAAATAAAAGGACAGCTCCGCCGGCATTAACAGTCCAGTTGCTATTACTTTGTATCGTTTTTTCCATTTAATTTCACCGCCTCTCTTTTTTCCCAAATAGTTTTTGCCACCATTTTCTAGGTCGGTACACCCAAAGATCACCGTTGGCATAAAGTAAAAACGTTTCCCTGCCGTTGCTTAAATAAAGCTGAACATGATTTTTAGCCGGACGTTTAATCTTCTGCCAACCGGTTAGGTCTATACCCCATGAAGAATAAACTGCTTTAATGGTTTTCGCCGCCGGCATACCTACCTCCAAGATATTTTTTATAACTAATCCTGATCCGCTTGGCATTGATAAACTTCATAGTAAAGTCGATCAGCACGTTACAAAGCGCCACGTACCAGCCGTATTGTTTAACTTGGTGGATAAATTCTTTCATTTTATGTCTCCAATCTTGACATGCCTTAAATTCTTTTTGACGCGCTTGTAAAGAGACTTATTGAAAGCGTGACCGGCTTTGGCTAGTCCTCTTCTGATGGCTCTGGCTTTTTTGCCGTTCATAATTAGTCCCTCGCTAAAGTATAATACCGGTTATCAACAACAAAACCAAGTTCGTCTCCTGGTTGCGGATTACTCAAGCAAAAGTTTTTAATCTGTTGGATAAAATCATTGGCTGGCTTGGCAGCGCCGGATCGTTCCGGTTTAGCTTCATTGACCACCAGAGGTCTGCCGTTCATATGGATACCGTTTAGCGCTAAAGCCGCCTTAAACCCCTCTTCTGTTTCCATTTCGACGAAGCCAAAGCCTTTGGATCTGCCGGTATCGCGGCTCAAGATAACTTGGGTACTGGTAACTTTTCCTGCTTGGGCAAAATAGTCTCCTAGCTCCTGATCGGAAACAGTATAGGGTAGGTTAGCCACGAAGAGTTTGTTCATAATCCCCCTGCCCTGTGTAAAACCTGGACGATGTTCATCATCACGTGGCCAGTATAAACCTGATCTCTTTTGAGCTGGCTGATCCGTAAAGCCTTATGCTCGTCAATGTTCCTAAGATAGTAATTTTCAAGACTTAACATAAAGACCACAAAGACTAAAGTAATGCTAATGACTGACAATAAAATTATAGCAAATCTCTCTGGTTTTGTCATATCACTTCCCTTTTTCATTGAGTCTCCGTCTTGGTTTTTCTATCATCAATTAAACCACAATACTCACAATTCGGTGTTATCTTAAAAGTTCCATATATCGGCACCATATTTATTTCTCTAGTAACCCCCCAATTTTTAGTTTTCCATTTATGTTTTCCACTTACTGTCTTAGGACATTTTGGTATTTTCATACACTCTCCTTGGTTTTAGTTGATAGGCTGGTTTCTATTATCTTAAATCCGAATATAGGCTTACCAAAACCATACTTTGCTATTTTTATAATATCTTTAATGGTCATCTTTCTAAATCTGGTTTTCTTCATAGGCTGTTAAAACCAATTACAAAAAGGGGCTTCTCCGAAAAAACCCAATCCTATAAATTGAAATACAATAAGAGAGATAACTACTATCAAGACAAGTAAACTTAATCTTTTATCTGATTTGAAATGGTCGTATTTTTGCTTCATAGGCTGTTAAGAATATCCTCTATTTAATAATTTTACACTCCCTGCCAGCTCGTAAGCTAGCAGAGGCTGAAAACTAACTATTTTGTGTGATTGCTTTATTTAACCAAAAAGAGCTTTCCTCTAATTTTGTTAAAGCTAAAGACAATCCCCTATTAGTCGGTAATTCCCCGATTTCTTTAGCAAGGCTTTCATACTTATCTCTAAAAGTCTGCATCGTTTGTTTTTGTTCGTCTGTTGGTTGAACATATTGAAATGTTGGCATAATCTAATTCACCTCCTTTATAACGTTAATTACTTGGTCTATAGTTTTATCATAAATCTCATTATCACGCTTACTCGCCCATTCATAGTAATTTTTCATCTCTTCCAGTTTCTCTATTATCCTCTCCCTAATAGCCTTGCGGTCTGCCTCTAAGAGGTGGCGGGCTAATTTAACCATGCTGTTCATGGCAAACTTACCCTCTCTGCCAATAATTTCGGCCATTTTTAATCTAAACTCCATTTCCCAACCTTTAACTTCCTGCTGGGGAGGCTTAAACTTAACTGACCCTAATATTCTCCGCCCACAATCAAAACAATGAGGGTCTTTAAGATTATCAACTTTAACCCCCCCAAAGGGTTTTAAATCCATACAGTTAGGACAATAATCTGCTTTCCGCTTAACTTCCTGCCGGGGGGATTTGTAAAGTTTAACTCCCCCTCCCTTTACAAGTGGTTTAGAGATGTAAGGCTTCCGCTTAGCCAATTCCGCTTCAACTTCTAACATCTTTATTTTGTGCCGTAAATCAGCTCTTTGACTAGGGGTTAGTTTAGATAAAAGCTCGGAGAGTGTCTTATTGGTTTTAATCATCTTCTTCCTTCCGCTGGAGAATGGGGGGGCTTTCCGCTTCGCTTTAGATAGTGAGGCTTGTTTTAGAGTCATGGATTAGCCTCATAAAATGCTTTACTAAAACCTGCCGGAGTGATTGAATGGGTTTCAGCATTACTTTGGCCCTTTTTTGCAGATAAAGACAAATCGTTCTTTTTACTTCCCACAAGCCTTCCAAGTGGTTTAACAATCTTATTATTGAAAAGCGGTTCTTTTATTGGAGGATTAAAATCTCCCCATATCCAAGTTCTTTTAGTCCAAGGGTCTCCAAATTCGTAAGGGTGAAATTTAAACTTTGGTTTTCCTAACCAATTTTTCAAATATCCTTGAGGATTTTCTAATGCCCAAAATTTAGGTTTAGTCATCATAATAATTCTTAAACAAGCATCAACCACTGAAAGTCCCTCTATAAATTCTGCGTCATTAGGTTTGCCGTGACACATTCTCATACGACAAAAAACTGTGCAAGGAGGTGCGGCCAAAATCCCATAAATAAGTTCTTCCGGCAACTTGTAAGTCCGCACATCATAATCAGGCCAAGTGATATTCCTGACATCATACCCTGCCTCGGCGTATGGCCTAGACCATGCCCCAGTCCCTCCACAAAGGTCTAGGATAACTCGTTTCCCCTTAGATAGTGAGGTGGGGGTAGGGGTCATAAAAACTCCCAATCGTCTTTAGCCATACACCAACTTCTATGCTCTTCGGCACATTCTTTACATAAAGCCCAGCCGTCTTCACAAAAATTACACCTCATTTTAATAGGTTTTACTTCACCGCAAATTGCGCATTTTTCTGGTTCGTCTTTCATTTCTTTTCCTTAACTTTGGTAGGGGGTAAGAGGGTCATAGATTAGTCAAATATTTCATAATTAACTTTTTCTTCATCTAGCAATCTTTTTGCCTCTTTAATAGCATTTCTTTTATCTGTTTCTTTTTCGTCTACCTTTAAGTAATTTAAGTATTGTTGAGCCAATTCAAGAGAAAAAGTATAAATCAAGTATTGACTATCTTCCTCAAACTTTTCCTTGATTTCAGTAACTTTTATATCACCCCAGTGCTCGTTAAATTCATTATTAGTAAAAACCGCAAAACCAACAACATCGTAATCTACTTGATTAAAAAATAGATTTACCCCGCCAATATAGAGTTTAGTCGGCTTTATTTTATCAGTATCAACAAAATAGACAATTTTATTAAGATACTTTTTAGCTTCCTGAATGTTTTTAATTTGCCTC